GGTGACTTATATTAGAAATAATTCCTGGAAGGATTCAGAAGCTGAGTGGATTATTATGGTGGACCAGGATGAGCTAATAAATATTAGTTTAGCTGACTTGTCTTCATTAGAAGATTATGATGTTGTTAAAGTTAAAGGTTATAACATGGTGGCAACAGATAGTCCTGATCCTAAAGATTTTATCTACGGTTCATTTCATTCATGGTATTGTAAGCCTTTAATGTTTAGAAAATCTATAGGAGAAATGAATTACATTGGTGGAGCACACGTTGCATATCCACCAGAAGGAACAAGATTTAATAGATATTATTTTACTATGTATCATTATCCTAAAAAATATTATAGTTTGAAAGACTTCTTAGAATATTACTCGTTTCCAGAATCTGAAACTGAAAGGTTAACTAAATTGTATTATGAAGAAAGTACCTTCAGATTAATTAAACTACTATGAGTTTGGTAAATCCTCATTCTGTTACCAGGGACTTTGAAAAAATACTTTCAGAATATACAGGAGCTCCATATGTGATCTGTATAGATAGCTTGAGCAATGCTTTGTTTTTGGGATTAATGTATGAGGGTATTGAAGACATAGAAGTTTCTATACCATCAAAAACATATCCGTCTGTTCCTTGTGAAATTATTCATGCTGGTGGAAAAGTTAAATTTATAAAAGGTGGATTTAAAGGAGCTTATCAATTGAAGCCAACTAAAGTTTGGGATTCAGCTTTAAGATTTACTGCAGATATGTATATGCCGGGGACACATATGTGTTTATCTTTTACTGGTCCGCATAAACACTTAAAGTTGTCAAAAGGAGGAGCTATACTTACTGATGATCCTAAAGCATATGAGTGGTTTAAAAAAGCTAGATTTTCTGGAAGGAATGGATGTTCTTATCATGATGATGATTTTACTATGTTAGGTTGGAACTTTTATATGATTCCAGAACTAGCTGCCAGAGGTATTCAATTGATGGGTCAATTCTATAACCAAGATGGCACAAAGAAACACAATCCAGATATAGAACTAGTATATCCAGATTTGTCACAATTTAAAATATATACACAGTAAAATGAAAGATCAATGTATAATATGCGGCAATGATATAACATATGCCTTTACTAAAGAGTATCAACCTCCCTATGATTATTTTTTAAATAGTTCTCATTACTACAAATGTAACTCATGTGGATTTACTTGTTCTGATACGGTATTTAAAATGGAGTATGATGCATGGTGTAAATTAAATTTTGATTTCCACACACTTTTTGAAAATAAAATGCTTGGAGAAGATATAAATGAACCTCCCTATATAGAGCAGGCAACAATGATAAATATTTTAGTGAAGAATAATATTATTAAAACTAATATGCTTGACTATGCTGGTGGGTATGGTACATTAAGTAAGATACTTTTAAAATATTTTGATTTATCATTACCCGTGTATGATCCATATGTTACAGATAATACCGCTGATACTGTTCAATACGTTAAAGAGGAAAACTTGATTAAAGTAAATGTGGTTGTTACAAGTGCTTTATTTGAGCATGTACGAAAAAGAGCAGACCTTGATAATATAAACAATTTAGTAACTGAAGATGGAGTAATGATAATACACACAGTAGTTTGTGAAAATATACCTAATGATCCAAACTGGTTCTATATTACACCACCTGTTCATTCTGCATTACATACCAATAAGAGTATGGATATTTTAATGAAGCAATGGGGTTACGTTAGTTCAATATATTGCCCATCATCTAAATGCTGGGTATTATTTAAAAAAGAACCTGAAAATCTTAAGTCTAATATAGAGTCAATAAATAAATTATTCCAGACTGATTATTTACATTACAGTACTGGATTCATGAATTACTGGAAATAAATTATGTACTATACTGAAGATGAGCTTAAAGAACTTAGTTTGAAGAGTTTTGGGACCAACGTTCTTATATCAAAAAAAACTAGTCTATATAACCCAAGTAATATTGAAATAGGTAACAATGTTAGAATAGATGATTTCTGTATTTTATCTGCTGGTGAAAAAGGAATAGTAATAGGAAATTATGTACACATTGCCTGCTATTGTCTATTGATAGGTGCAGAAAAGATTACTATGAAAGACTTTTCTGGTCTATCATCTAGGGTTTCTATATATTCATCAACTGATGACTATTCCGGAAATTATTTAACCAACCCTACTACACCTGTTGAGTATAGAAATGTTATATCTAAACCTGTTACTTTAGAAAAACATGTAATCATTGGAGCTAGTAGTGTGATATTACCGGGAGTGACGTTAGAGGAAGGAGTAGCTGCTGGAGCCAATTGTCTTATTACAAAAAGTTTCAAACCTTTTTCTGTGTTATTTGGTTCTCCTGCAAAAGTTATAAAAAAAAGATCTCATAAGTTAAAGTTATTAGAAAAAGATTATATTTGTATTGATGAAAATTTTTGCTACGGTTAGGTAAGAAAGATCCTTAGAAAATATTCTAGGGATTTTTGTTTGTAAATAAAAAAAGTTTATATTTGTATAAAATAAGGTACAGTGGCTGAGTGGTCTAAAGCAACAGTCTGCAAAACTGTAAAGCCATAGGTTCGAATCCTATCTGTACCTCAAACTAAAAACCAAATAAGTATGTCAGAAAAAACAACAATTCTAGCTATCCACATCCATAAGGATCAAGGAGTAGAAATTGAAGTAGCCTTAGAGAAAGGTGAAATGAATGCAATCACTTTGATTGGAATTCTAGAGCAAATCAAGTTTGATATGTTGAAAGATCAAATGTTCAAAAACATTGAGAAGAAAGAAGCTCAACATGATGCCGAATTTTATGCCTAAGTTCTATAGAAAAAAACCTGTGGTCATTCAAGCAAAACAATGGACAGGAGAAAACCTTACAGAAATGTTAGAGTTTTGTGAAAGATGCTTTAGCAAAGGTGAGGCAAACAATTTAGTTGTTGTAACTCTAGAAGGAGACATGACAGCTTCAGTAGGAGATTATATTATCAGAGGAGTTAAGGGTGAGTTTTATCCTTGCCGCGAAGATATATTTATGTTAACATATGAAACAGTAGTATAATGGAAGAGAACACAAATGTAAATGAAACTGCAGAAGCAGTAGGATTTAAAGAAACAAAGATATTATCTTTTGGAGAGTTATTAGTAGGGATTGAATTCAATCCTTCAAATGATGACAAGGTAGCTAAAGTAAAAAGTCTAATGGCTGAAGTTGCAAATATTATGTTAGAATTATATGAGCAAGACGGAAAATCTCCGATTAAGAGTTTGTTATTTGACCATGCAGTAGGAGAAATTGTAAGTGCACAAATGGCAGTAGTAAAAGTAATCACATTTAAAAATTAATTATGTCAGAATTTAAAGCATTAAGAGGCCGTACTATCTTAGTTGAAGTACCGGTAAGAAAAGAATCAGCTATTCAGTTATCTGAAAAAGATGAAGAGCACATCATGAAAGAAACAATTAAGTTGTGGAATAAGTTGGTAGTGTATGCAGTTGGAGACAAAGTAGAAGATGTAAAAGCTGGAGATCAGGTTTATATCCGTACATCAGCTTTGAACTTAGAGACTGTTGAAAGACTTGAGATTGAAGGTACAATGAAGTTTGTACTTAATGAAATGGATGTTGTAATTATTTGGTAAGATGATAGTGGGTAAGATAAATACTAACCATGAAGACTTTCAATATGTATCTACTAGTACAGAAGAACCTCAATTGTTATGTGAGCAGTATGATGAAATGAAAGGTAAGGCAGAAGATGCAACAAGACCTTCTCATTATGGTGGTGCTGGTAATGTGTATGAAGTATTTAACGTACTAGAAGCTTGGGAGTTAGATAAAGATTTTTACTTAGGTAATGTAATTAAGTATGTTGCTAGAGCTGGTAAAAAAAATAAATCTAAAGAAAAAGAAGATTTACAAAAAGCTTTAGTATATTTACAAAAAAGAATTGATTCACTATGATAATTATTAAAGCAATAGGATGGTTCATAGCAGTGATACTAGTAATTACTCTTTGGGCAGCTTCAATAAGTTTAACTAAGCCTGTCTATAATCCACAAAAACATATGTGGGAAGAAGATCCGGAAGCAAGGTTTATGAGTAATGTTGCTATAGCTTTAATTATTATAACAGTCTTCACAGTAGGCTATCTATGTGCATAAAAGTATTCTAGTATTTGTTACCTCATTTAGCTAGGAAATTTAATCCTCAGTTTACAGGCTGAGGATTTTTTTATATCAAATATTTTTTGTATATTATACTGTATACAAAACATTAGCAATGGATATTTTAAATTTTATTTCTTGGATAAAGGGTGGCAGAGTTGTTACTTCAGTTGATCCTACACAAACATTATTACCGGTTGGCTTAAAAGATAATCGTAGAGATGATGGTTACTTAACAGGTGCTATTACAGTTGAAGATTTTGCAGCACAACTTGCACCAGTACCTGCATATAAAGTGTATACAGCTTTATTATCACAAGTTGGAACTAGTGATCCTACAGCAATTGTATTAGAAAACACTTTAAGCAATCCAGTAATTATTACTAGAAATAGTGCAGGAAATTATTCAATTACTTGTTCTGATTTTGCTGATACTACTAAAGTTTATGTTGAATTAAAAGCTATAAATGTATTATCATCAAGTTCCCCTTCTCAATATTATTGGTTCACAGTAAACCCAGGTGACATTGTAATAAACTCTACTTACATAAATTTAATTACAAATTCTATTACACCAACTGATTTTGTATTAAACAACACTCCAATAGAAATAAGAGTTTACTCATAACAAATAATAAGCAAATAAAATCATGGATATTTTAAATTTTATAAGCTGGATTAAAGGAGGTAGACAAGTTACTACTGTAGATCCAAGCAAAACACTTTTACCAGTAGGTCTTAAAGATAATAGAAGAGATGATAGTTACTTATCTGGTGCTATCACAGTACAAGACTTTGTAAATCAATTTGGAACAGGACCAACAGGACCAGCTGGACCAGCTGGAGCAACGGGAGCAACCGGAGCAAACGGAGCTACAGGTCTAACAGGTGCACAAGGTAATCCTGGATTAAATGGTGCAGTAGGACCAGCTGGATTAAACTGGCAAGGTTTATGGGTATCAGGTGCTTCTTATGTAGAGGATGATGCTGTAGCATATAATGGAGCTTCTTGGTTCTGTATAGTTGATATCCCAGGAGGAACAACAACTCCAGACTTAGACACAACTCATTGGGCATTATTAGCTGCACAGGGTGCGACAGGACCTCAAGGTATTCAAGGTGTACCTGGTACTAGTTCAGTAGGACTTAGAGATATTGGAGTTGTTGTAGAGGGATCTCCAATTACAGGTATCACTAATCAACATGTTATTTCTGGAAGTATCTTTGTTCCAGCAAATTCATTGGCTACAAATTCAGTTATTCAAACATCATGGGGTACTTACCGTGTTGGTTCAGGTATAATGCAAAGTGCAATTTTTGTTAACACTTCTAATTCATTAGTTGGTGCAACAAGAATCGCAACAGGTTCTAATACATTAAATGATGGTGGTTGGTTTAGAAATGAAAGAGATTTTCAAAAACTAGGAAATGAGTTGTATGGTTATAATTTTGACAACCAAAGTTCAAATGACATTAGTGTTAATCAAAACTATAGATATCAAGTGACTATTGACCCAACTGTTGATTTGTATTTTATTTTTACAGCTTTGCTTTTAACAGCATCTGATGTTGTAACTGTTAATAGAGCACGAATGACTGAACATTCTTAACTAAAAAAAATAAAATTATGTTAAATAACTTAACTAACTATCCTGATTTAATCAGATTAAAAGCTATTGTGGATGTACCACAAGACACTGATTTAATTACATTAGGTGTAAGAAATCCAAACTTTGATGGTAACTATAGACCAGCATTAAACACATACCGTGATTTTGCTGATTCTATTTTAGCACAAGTAGTACCCGGAAGTACAAATGTAAATGTAGCAAATACATTATTTGTTGATGCTACTTATGGTGATGATGCTACTGCTGAAGTAGATGATTTAACAAAACCTTTTGAAACACTTACAGCAGCAAGAAATGCAGCAAACAGTGGAGATGTTGTTTTTGTTCATCCTGGTGTATTTACGTATGATAATACAAATGCTACAGGTAATCAATACAATGGTAACATGGATACTTTAGTTAATCTTTGGAAAGATGGAGTTACATATTATTTTGCTGAAGGTTCTAAAATAGTATTTGCTAATCAAACAATAACAGGTCAAGACATGTACTTGTTTAGACCTTATTCAGCTACATCATTTGAAAGATGTAATGTGTTTGGTAAACTACAATTTGTTGGTACTTCAATTGGTCCTGATACAAGTGGTGGTAATACTAATTTTATTGATGGTCAAGAAACAGCTGGAGCTACTGCATTAGGATATGAATTTAATTGTGAGATGTTTTCAAGTATTTCTACAGTAGGTGGATTTTCTATAAATAGAACAAATACAGTTGGTTCTCAAGCTATTATTAATCTTACAATTGATAAACTAATAAATAACTATGCTGGTAATGGTCAAACAGGTTCTGGTGCTATGATAGTTTATAGAACAGCATCAGATGTACGTTTTAATGTATATGCTAAATATATTGAAACAGCTTATCCTAATCCATTCTTATTAAGAAATACTAACTTAACTGCTACATTTAATGCAAATGTTGAGGTAATAAGAATGTTTAGCAACTTAAGTGTTATACAATCTCAAATTTGTGCTAACAAAAACATATCTATAAATATTAATTCTTGTTTTTTTAATACTACTATTTTAACAACTTTACAAGGTAGTGAAGTTATTAACTTATCTGGTAATTTTTATCAAGCTAGTGCAGTATCTACATCTACAATATTTAATGTATGGAATAGTGGTTCAGCTACAGTAAACTTTAGTGGTAATGTATTTATTGCTTCCCCAACTCCAGCTATATGTTATACACAAATTGCAACTCAAACATTAAACTTTAATGGTAATATTACAATTAATCCAGGAGTTACTTATACAGGAAGTCTTGCATATAATGATAATGGTACAATTAATTTTAATGGTAATGTTATAGGTACATTTGCTGGAATTATTGCTAATACTAGAGGTGCTTCTTCATTTACAAATATTACTAATTTAAGTTTAAAAGGTGTTGATGGTTCTCAGCTATTTAATAATGCTACAGCAAACAATGGAACAACTTCTTTTGTAGGTTGTAAGATTGTATTATCTAATAGTAATGCTTTAGTAGTTACTTCATCAGGTGGATTATACATATTAAACTCTAGTATTAAGAATTCTGGTACAGGTAAATTGATTTTAAGTGCTGCAACAGTTGGTCAAGTACAAATATTAAATTCAAGTTTAATTGTAAATACAGCATTAGAAACATTAACTATATCTGGTACTATTCCTGTTACTACAGTTAATAGTGCAACTAATAAAGTTAACACTATAACTTCACTTAGTGGATCATTTACAGTTTTATCAGGAATTAACATAAACTAAAAACAATGAAAACAATTTATAACGTAATAATTAATTTTACAAGCAAAAAACAAGCATCTGATTATTTTAAAGAATCAGGTCTTTTGTTTGCCTATGAGTGTAAAAACTTAATTTATGACATTAAAGATAATGTTATTGCAGAACCTGAAAATTGTGTAAAGTATAACTTTGGAGAAATCTGGATTGAGAATACAGAGAATCCTGTAGCTTCACAATTATTTATTGAAGATGGCTTTTTAATGTACTTCAAAGAAACATTTGAAGAGCAAGTAGAAAACATTACAGAATAATACTTATTAATTAAAATGTAAAGACCTTAGATTTAAACATCTAAGGTTTTTTGGTTTATAAGATAATTTTTTGTATATTAAGTATATAGATAACTTATTATGGATATACTAAATTTTATAAGCTGGATTAAAGGTAAAAGAGTAGTAACTACTGTTGACCCTAATCAAACTTTACTGCCTGTTGGATTAAAAGACAATAGGAGAGATGACGGTTATTTAGCTGGAGCTATATCTGTAGCAGATTTTATTACTCAGTTAGGACCTGGACAAGTAGGACCACAAGGACCGCAAGGTATTCAGGGTATTCAGGGTTCACAAGGAATTCAGGGAATACAAGGAAATCAAGGACCTCAAGGTACAGCAGGTAATTCAGTTACTTTATTAGGTTCATATGCTGATCTTGCTGCATTTAATGCAGGTGCAGGAAGTCTTCCAGGTGCTAATATAGGTGATGCTTGGATTTTGTTATCTGATGGATCTTTAATGACTTGGAATGGAACAGTTTGGTTTGATGCTGGTGATATTAAAGGACCTCAAGGTGATCAAGGTCCCCAAGGTGTACAAGGAAATCAAGGTCCGCAGGGGATTCAAGGAGTTCAAGGTATTCAAGGAATACAAGGTATTAGTGGAACTTCAGGATTAGAAACTTGGGTTAGATATTCTCCAACATTTCAAGCAACTGGTATGACCTTTACAGGTAGTGGAATAACCTATCCAACCTATAATTCTTATTATGTTAAATCAGGATTACTAGTTAGTTTTGTAATAGAGATTAATTTTACAACTGTTACTAATTTTGGTACAGGTCAATATAAAGTAGCATTACCATTTGCACCTGGTGTAGGTTATAATCACTTTAGTGGTTGGATTTGGGCAGATCCTAATATAGACCCTGATACAGGTACAGGTCATACAATACTTAATGCAGATACTGCAGGTATAACTACTGTATTAGATTTACATTATTTAAAACAATCAGGAGGAGCTAACTCACCAATTAGAGAAGGTTTATGGATACAAGGAACTCCTGTTGTATTAACTACAATTAGTAAAGCATATGTTAATGGTACCTATATTGCTTCAGTTTAAATAAAAAATAATAAAACAAATAATTATGTCAATAGGAAATACTAAAGATTACGGAAACAAAGGAAATAACTTTCCGTGGCAATACAAAATGTTATTAGGATTAGATAAGATCTTATCAGCATTATCAGGTGGTCCAGGATCATTTTTAGCTCCGCAAACAAGAGTTCCTCATTATGAATTGAGTACTAGTACTGGTGCAACATTAGCAGGAGTATATAGTTTTTCTATAGCTAATGTAGGAAGTGCTAATGGTACAATAGCAGGTAGTAATATATTACCAGGAGTAACTGTAAATTTTGATGCAGGTGCTTTAAATAATACTTTAAATAGTGTTAATTATAATGCTACAGGAACAACATTTGTAATAACTTATATATCTTAAGAACATGAGTACATTTATACAAATAGCTGGATCTAGTGCACCTAATAATTCTTGTATTACGGATACATCATTAATTGGTGCAGCAGGATTAGAAATAAATAAGATTCAAAATAATGACTATTTTTTGTTTTGTGGAAATGAAAGATTTGGCTGGACTAATGGACAATGGGATGTTACAGTAGGAACAGCTCTTCCAGGTTTTGTTACATCTGTAAAAAAAACAAATTTAAATTCAGGAATTACTTTATCTGCAGATTTATTTCCTGGAGATATTATTAAATTTTCTGGTACAAGTTTTATTAGATATGATGGTACACCTTCTGAACCAACACAATTATCAGTTGGTTTAGTATTTGCAACTTGTGATAATATTAGAAGTACTGTTGAAAATATTCCATTATCTACTATTATTACTACACAAAAATTTGACTATAGCTATCCTAGTAATGATCAAAATGGGTATTTATGTTTTTTAATAGAACATACTGTAACTCAAACTTTTTTAGCAGGGGAAACAGTTTTTTTTGCAGTGTTTGGTTGTGATAATAAAGCCGAAACTACAGTAACTCCAATTGTTAGTTTTTCATTAGGTACTGTAAGAAATTGTGGTGAAGTAGATTTAACTCCAAATATGGAATTACAATTATGTTGTGATCCATCAATTGTTGATATTGTATATGATACAACATTAACAGTAGGAGATTTTTTTGTAGATAATGAAGGAAACTGTTGGGAA